TTTAGTTGAGCCAAAAGTATTAGTTACACCATTAATGGTAGGAAACGTAGGTGTTGCATTTGCAGTATATTGAGTAGCATAAGGTAGATCAAAAGATTCTGCATCTACATAAGTTGTTCTTGCTAATGATCCTGTAGCCCAAGTATTTTCAAGATAATTATAAACTACATTTCTATCTACTTGAGAAGAATTTGATTGTGCATAATTCCAACCTACTTCATTATATAAACTGTTGTGATATGCATAAGTTATTTGACTTGCATTATAATTAATTCCTAAACTACCACTTTCTGTTGTAAATACAAAATCTTCAACTAATGATGGTAATTGTTTTACCGTTCCATCATAGACAAAGAAACCTCCTCCAAACCCAATCCAAAATACAGCGCCCTGTGCAAACACCATAGCATGTTGACCAATACATCCGCAATTTGTACCCACCTGTCTTACAGAAAATGTAAATGGAGGTCCTACAAATTGAATAACATAAGCTGCAGCATCGGTAAGTACAAAAACATAATCTTTACCTTGCACAGCACCAATAATCTCGTTGCCCGTATCTAGTCTAAATGTTCCTGCAGTGTTTGTAACCGTTGGGTTCCAAGTATTAATATCTTCTTGATTTGAAAATCTTATAAACATCGGGTCTTGAGATGTCGTATCACCAATTGTAGTTTCAGTTCCAAATGCAAATAAATGTCGGTCTCTATCTGATACGAGTGTCATAACAGAAGCTGTTGGTGCATTAGAAACCACTGTTGCTCTTGTTGATAAAGGTGCTGCTATAGATGGATTCCAAGTAAATGTTTTTCCATTCTTAATGGTTGCAACTAGAATCTGGCCAAAGTTATCGAGCGACCAGGAGCCAGGGGCTAATATTGTATTTGTAGTATTTGATTGTATACCCCAACCTGTCCATAAAGTTGCATTAGTTACAATTGCATTATCTAAATGTGATGCAGCAGTTGTACCATTTGTTCCTCTAACACAACCGGTAAAATCTGTTCCAGTTTTAGCGGTGTAAGTAATTAATTCAGTTCCAATATCTAATATCCCAGAAGCTGGAAATCCTGTTGTTGAATCAACTGTAATGGTTGCTTGTGTATTATCAATTGATCCATTTAATTGTGTTGTAACTGAAGTTGGATTTGATCCACCAAAGTATCCTGTACCATATCCATAAGCTGGAGTTTGAAAAGTGGGTCCAATTCTAATGTAAGGAGTTGTAGTAATAGTACCTCCTGCTGTTACACCTGTTCCACCTTCAACACTTGGCATTGTAACTGTAAAGGTTCCAGACGTAGGAATGGATAAAACTTCAAAAACATTTGTTGTAAAATCTGCTGATGTAAAACTTGTTGTAGTAGGTCCTGGAGTTGTAACACCTGTAAATATGATATAATCACCTACCTCTAAATTATGAGCTACTTTATTAATAGTAACGGTTGCTGATCCTGTTGTTGATGTATAAGTACAAGAAGTTAGTGCACTGTTAAGAGGTGTAATATCATAAAATTGACCTTCATAATAAATAACTAATAATTTTGAAGTTCCTATTGCTGCATATTTTTTACCATCTAGTGCAGTCCAAGTATGCTGGTCTCTAGCAGGACCTGCTAAAGTTGTATTAACTAATTGCTGCCAACCACCTATTTTTTGTGGTTCACCATATCGAAATCTAACATTATCCCCATCAATCCATTGCCCTTCGGCTCCGGTTGCAGTTTGTTGTTTGTTAAATCCTGGCTTAAATTGTATCTTCTGTAAAGGCATAAATATTACCTATCATATATGCCATTTTCGTTCAATAAGTTTAAAAAATTACCTATGTTTTGACCATATATCTTTAACATATCTTCATTGTATATAAAACTAGGTTTTTCAAAAGGATGATGTTTTAGTGTAAGAACATTAACAACTTGCATGAATTTAGCTTCATGTGCATCTATTGGTTTATAGCATAATGTAGCATCATACTGTTGACGTTGTATTTCTAAAAATCTATTAGTTCCAGTTTGGATTAAATTATCATCAAATGGACTTAAAACAATTGGGCATAATAAACCAAGTTTTTCCATTTGACCTTTGACTCTATTAATAGATCTTTCTATTGGTTTATGAACTAAACTTAAATCTTTAAGTTCTTTTAATATAAGTCTATTTTTAAATAATTGATATTGTGGATGAGCTATTTTCATAGATCTATTTTGGTCATGTTATAGATGTTAAACCATTCATTTGCATATTCTGTATTTTTGTAATCCTTAAAATAAGGTCCACCTTCTGTAAAATGAACATTATATACATCTTTTTTATAAGGATATTCACCTACTAACCAATTCCATTCAAGAGGAATACTGCCTATTAAATTTTCATCTAACCATTTAAATTGATGAAGTTCTAATCCAGATCTAGTATTAACATATTCTGGTGTAAGTGTTTTACATTTACTACAATCCATTAACATTAAACTAGACCAATTCTTTTTTGCATATATCGTTTGATTATTACCTAAAAACTTATTTTTAGAATTAGGAGTATAATCATGTTTACAAACTTGAATTACATAGTCTTCATTTCTCAAATTCCAAAGTTCTGTGATATCTGATAACATCATCATATCGGAATCCATAAATATGGCCCAGCCATTATAATTCATTAGGTGAGGAACTAGAAATCTACTAAATGAAAATTCAGTAGAAGCAAGTGGATCTTGTTTTCTTGTATAAATATTTTTTAAATTACTTAAATTAATGGGAGATATAGTAACTGGAGTTGAACTGTTTCTTAAAATACTCTCTGTTAGTACATGATAAGCTATTTTAACTTTACTATCATAACCTATAAATATAGGAATCACGCAAACATTCCAGCTTGTAGAAAATTAAAAGATACAGATATTCTAATATCATTAGATTGATTTACATCAACGGTGTGATTAAGCCATGATGGAAACATAATACATCTTCCTTGAATAGGTTCAAAATGTACGTCTTTCCATAGATGCTTTGGTAATGGTTGCTCTGTTCTTCTTGGAACTGTCATAAAAGATATTGTTTTAGGATCTTCTATTTTTAAATGTCCACAGTTTTCTTGAGTCTTAACATAATAAACACCTGACCATAAAGAATTTGGATGAATATGAGGTCTATTAAATGCACCTGGTGGATTAATGTTTGCCCACATGTTGCCAAGAAAAGGTTCTGAATCTAAACATTCTTCTTTAAATATATCAAATTGCATTACAAATAATTCATGGATAAGAGGTTTATATTCTTCTTTTTTATGCATGTCGGATGTTGAATGCCATCCATTCACATTTGTTTTTTGTAGTCCATTATCTTGTTTAGACCAATTTATAATATTTTGTTCTAGCTTCTTATTATCTATATTAAAATCTTTAATATAGACTTGGGTTGGAAACCATAATTCTTTATGCATCATCCTTTTTTACTCTCAATTGGGTTATATTCAACATCACAGTTTGCAGCTAACGTTCTTCTAGTTTCATTAGTGCTGTTAAATGGGTATACACAATGTTTCATATCATAAGGAAATATATAAAAATCACGAAGTGCCATAGGCGGAGAATAATCTCTATTTGAGAATTGTCCTGAAGAATTACCTATAATTTGAAGTCTACCATTGGTTGGTAGATGTTCTGATGAATATTCAACACCATAAGTTGATGGTAATTTTAAAATCATAACGGATGTTAAACCTGTAACTATATTGCCTTGATGAATATGAATTGGATTATATTCAAGAGCTTTCATTTCATTAACCCATATTGAATTTAAATGAAGTCTGTATTTTAAAACTTTATTCCAATCTAAATAGTGAGTGTAAGCTGACATAAACCATTCCTGCACGCGCGGAGTTAAATAATTATGTCTATGCATTTTAGATGTATCATCTCCATCATAAAATAAAGATCTTTCATCTTCTATTTTACCAATTAATTGTTTATTAGCTTTTGCAAGTTCGCCGTGTTTACTTTCGTAAATTTGATTAATTTCATTAAAAATATCTAACGGAACTTCATAACGAATAACTGTCTGACCTAAAAATACAAAATTAAATTTCATTTTTCATCTGTTGTCTAATCTTTGTTGCAGATATTTCTTGTATTTCTTTTGGTAATACAATCTCTTCTATCTTGTATCCAACGTCTCTACCATAACATATGTTTGTAATATTAGGTACTTTTATAACGTCAAATTGACCAACGTAATCTTTTAATTTTTCTTCAATACGTTTTTTAATATCCTCAAATACAAATGGATTATTATCTGTTTGTGGCATTGATCTAACCATAATAACAACCTGACCTGTCTTTTTTAATATTTCTTTAAATAAAGCTAAATGTCCATCGTGAAATGGCTGCCAGCGTCCTAACATCTGTGCTGTTGGTTTAGAGTAATCCATGTATCTCCTTTATTATGTTATCGTAGTTAAAATCTTTTATCTCAAAGTCTACCTTTTTAGGTTTCTCAAATACTTTATTAGTATCTTCAAATCTTCCTTTATCAATTGTATTCATCCAAATCTTCATATCATAGAAAGATCTATAAGATTCAAAGGGACAAACAAAGTCTACAACTACATGATTAACTGCAAGATCGCACATAGTCATCATACGATTCGCTTGTCGTTTACGACCATTCTCTGTAAAATCCCAATCTTCAAATAGCTTTCTAATTTCATCAGCATTAAAGTGTGGTATCTTTTTATTCTCAACTAACTTTTTAGCAAATGTAGTTTTGCCTGATCCTGGTAATCCAAATATTAAAATCTTCATAACTTTATATGTCCATACTTATCTATAATACGTTTTGGTATCATAGCTTTATAAGGATTGTCTTCCTTTCTAACCTCTTCTTTAATAATGTGCATCTTGTTTCCAACGATGGTATCGTCATAACCTATACCATTAATATTAATCTGTTTCAAGTTTTTAAATGCATGTTTGTAGTTAGGTATATTTAAAAATTTATATACTTTACTTATCTCAATTTCTGGTTGAGTGACTAAATCATCATATCTTAAATAATGACAAAGTTCTGGATAGTTAAAAGAATTCTTTATGGCTTCTAAATCTTTTGCAATAGCACCATCCTTATTCATTAGCATAGATAATTTTTGCTCTATAGTTGTATGACCATATTTATTTGGAAAAGCGGTTGGTTCATTTTCAAACCATTTAATATAAGATGCTAATACATCCATTAAATCCCGAAGAATAATAATTACTTTAAATGGACGTTTGAAATGATTTTGCATCAACATAAAATTACCAGGTGTCATTACAGGACCTCGATCAATAATATAACGCTGCGGCCAATCTTTATAAAAGACATCAAAGACAGAATCTAATACGTTATCTAATGATTTGTGATCTGGATAGTTTTGAAAAACATCAGTTTGTTTAAGAAGAAATATATCCTTCATAATTTCTAATGTAATAGAATTTGCAGTCACTACCAAATTAGGATTTTGGTTCATGATGGATGCAAATAAAGTATTACCTGATCTTGGTAATGCTACTAGAAAGAATAATTCTTTAGTCATTTCTAAATGATCTATAGCACTTTCTTAAATAATTTTAAAGTCTTATTTTAAAGAACCGTTTGTTTTATGCTGAATACCGAAAGTAGGTTGGCTTGGTTGTAATAGTTTTTTATCACTCATTTCTCTTTCAATAGTTTTTAATTGACCAAGAACATTAAATACTTCTGCTTGTGAAGAACCTGGAGTTAATGTTTGTACTTTATTTTGCATAATCTGATGATATGATTCTAATTGATGTAAATTTACATCTTTAGTATTAAACGTTCCATCATTAAATTCTTTTTTCAAATTAGACCACATTTGAATTTCTCGCATACGATCTTTAGCTGTTAATTCCATATTTGCTTTTGCATAAAGTTTTTCATCTAAATCTATTTTATAACACTCTAATTTATATTCATCTGTTTCAGTTTCTAATTTTTTTTCTAACCATTTAATCTTTGCATCATTACGTCTATAATCAAATGAGAGTGACATTAAATTTTCTAAAAATACATTTTGTTCTCTAACACATTGCCAGTATTTAGAAGCATAAGTTGGATACTTTGCATCTTGAAGAACTGAAATTCTAGCTTCTGTTTCTGTTCTAAATATTTGTTTTTTTGTCCAAGTGTCGCGAAGTTCATCAACAAGAGATTTGAAATTAAACATATCTTCTTTTGTTAAAAGATTGTTTAAATTAGTTTCTTCTTTTTGAATTAATTCCTTTATGTCTTTTTTCTCAATCATTAAGATTATACTATACTAATTCTTTATGTAATTAAAGGACTATGTTGCAGTTACTGTTCTATTTGTGGCAGCTCCACCGCCACTATATTCTTCTGTTGCAGTTTGACTTCCCGTTGTAATACCTGCAAAAATAATACCCGCAGCTGCAGAACCTGCTGCTCCAGCAAAACCAGATCTTGCAAAAGAGGGAGATCCACCTGTAAAAAATGCTGATCCGTTATATTCTTGTGTAGTACCTCCTCCATCACCTCTTACTATTAAAGCTGATGTTTGTGTACCACCTCCTACGCCTCCAGATATTGCATTCATATTTATACCTGCTGTCCAAGATGTACCATCATAGTTTTGAGTATTTATGGTATATACTACTCCATCACCACCACCCATACCGAAAGCAGCAGTTTGAGTTCCTGAACCAACTGGAGCCGATCTTATTGCAGCTAAATTTCCTCCTGCTGACCAAGCAGTTCCATTGTATTCTTCTGTGCTTGCAACAGGACCAGGATCACCACCAAAAGCTAAAGCTGATGTTTGTGTTCCTGCTGCTCCTGAAGAACCTCTTGCTGTCGCTAAAGCTCCTCCACCCGACCAAGCTGTTCCATTATATTCTTCCGAAGCTGTAATATAACCTGCTAAAAAACCACCAATTGCTAATCCTACAGTTTGAGTGCCTGCTCCTGCTCTATTAAAAGCTGCATTAGCCATACTTCCGCCATTGGTCCAAGAAGTTCCATCGTATTCTTCTGTAGCTGCTGTATAAGAGGGAACATATCCACCAAAACCTAATGCTGCAGTTTGAGTTCCAAGACCTCCAAGAGCATATCTAGCAGTATTCATATTTCCACCGCTAGCCCATGTTCCTGTTGTAATACCTCTATACTTTAACGCAGGCGTTGCTGAATTAAACCACACCTGTCCCTTAATCGGGTTAGATGGATCTGCAGATACTACATTAATCTTACCACCAAATATTTGATAATATGTACTCATGTTGCTGATACCGTTCTAGTTACTGTTGTTGCTCTTGTAAATTCTTCTGTGTTTGCAACTTGTGTTGTTGTATATCCACCAAATGCTAAAGCAGAACTTTGAGTTCCTGCTCCACCTAATGACTCTCTTCCTGTAGTCATATTTGCACTATTTGTCCAAGAAGTTCCATCGTATTCTTCTGTTTGATTTTTTGGAGATATTTGTCCACCAAAACCTAATGCTGCAGTTTGAGTACCTGCTCCTGCCATAGAAGCAGTTGTTGTATTTAAATTTCCACCCGCTGTCCAACTTGTGCCATTGTATTCTTCTGTAGCATTAGTACCAGCTGTTCCATTAAAACCACCAAAATTTAAAGCCGATGTTTGAGTTCCAGCTCCTGCATTATATGCTATAACTGCAGCTAAATTTCCACCAGCTGTCCAACTTGTGCCATCATATTCTTCTGTGTTTGCATAATAAGTAGGGGCTAATACTCCACCAAATGCTGCAGCAGAAGTTTGTGTGCCTGCTCCTGCTAAATATCTTCTTGCAGTTGCCATAGTTCCTCCTCCTGTCCAAGCTGTTCCATTATATTCTTCTGTTGATCCTATAATAACTCCACCCGTATTTTGACCACCAAAAGCTAAAGCAACAGTTTGTAATCCACAACCCGCTAAATATCTTCTTGACGTTCCTAAATTTCCTCCACCTGTCCAACTTGTTCCATCATATTCTTCTGTTGCATTAGTAATACCAGTAAGTGATTGTCCACCAAAACCTGCCGCCGCTGTTTGTGTTCCCGCACTTCCAACACCATATCTAGCTGTAGCTAAATTTCCACCACTAGCCCAAGCAGATGGAGTAGTTTCTCTAAATTTTAAAACTTTAGTTGTGGAGTTATACCACACTTGTCCGTTGATCGGGTTTGATGGATCGGATGCCAAGACATTAACTTTACCACCAAAGATTTGAGAATATGTGCTCATGATGCTGTTACCGTTCTAGTTATTGCTGCAATAGAACCTGTATATTCTTCTGTGGCTGCTGTGTTAACTCCTGATATTACACCGCCGAATCCTAAAGCTGATGTTTGTGTACCAGCTCCACCTAAAGCATATCTTGCCGTTCCTAAAGATGCTGTACTTGTCCAACTTGTTCCATTGTATTCTTCTGTAGCTGCTAGAGAAACTGTTGTAGCACCACCAAAAGCTAAAGCTAATGTTTGTATACCTGCTCCTGCTAAATTAGCTCTACCTGTGTTTAAATTTCCACCTGCTGTCCAACTAGTTCCATCATATTCTTCTGTTTGATTTAGTGGAGATATATTTCCACCGAATGCTAAAGCAACGGTTTGAGTACCACATCCATCTAAATATCCCCTAGCTGTTGCTAAACTTCCTCCTGCTGTCCAAGCTGTGCCATTGTACTCTTCTGTTGCAGATTGATTAACTGTTGTATAACCACCAAAAGCTAAAGCAACGGTTTGAGTACCACATCCTGCTAATGATCTTCTTGCTGTTCCTAAATTTCCACCACCAGTCCAAGCAGTTCCATTATATTCTTCTGTTGCTGCAGTATTAACTCCTGTAGCAATTCCACCAAAAGCTGCTGCAGTAGTTTGTGTTCCACATCCGCTTAAAAGATATCTTGCAGTACCTAAATTTCCACCACCTGACCAACTTGTTCCATTATATTCTTCTGTAGTTGCAACTCCTATTCCTGAACTTCCACCCGCACTTAATCCTGCTGTTTGTGTACCAGCACCTGCTTGAGTTTGTATTGCAGTTCCCATGTTTCCACCTGTTGCCCAAGCAGCTGGAGTAAGACCTACTCTATATTTTAAAAGTTCCGTTGTGGTATTATACCAGATTTGACCTTCTATAGGATTGGATGGATCTGCGGATACGACATTAACTTTTCCACCAAAGATTTGATAATATGTACTCATAGTTTAAACATTTTAAATATTTATTCTGGTAATACGATATCATTGGGTCTTGCATTTTGTTTTTTTCTAAAATCATCTGCTGGTAAAGCATCCCACGCTGCTTGTGCAATTTGTACTTGTTCAGTTACGATTGCTTGTGCTTCTTGTACAGTTTTTCTAACTCCTGCAATACCATTGATCCATATATTTGCATTTCTATCGTTTGCTGGAACTTGCCACACGTTGCCTGGAAAACCAGAGATTGAAAATTTAGTTGCATCATCATGAGTGATAAAACCTTTACCCCAACATTCTGCTACACAATATTGATAATTTTTATTTGCCATAGTTTCTCCTTTTAATTATTTTGTAATAACCAACCTTGAGTATTATCTGTAAATACTAGCGTAAGTCCAGCTCGTTCTTGGTTTACGATTAAATCTTCTGCTAAACCTTGTATAGGTTTGCCGTTTCTTGCTATTGTTAAATTGTTAGTGTCAAAAGTTGCATTGTAATCAATGAATGATATAAAATCTCCAAGTGTTGGAGAAGCAGGAAGCGTTGCTGTAATTACACCACCTGATGTATTTACAAAATAACCATTCTTAGATACTACAGTAAGACTTGATGTTACTACTGCTTGCCACGCGGCGCCACCTGTAACTGTTGCAAAAGATAAATTTCCTGAACCATCAGTTTGTAATACTTGGTTTGTGGTTCCTGTTGCTGTTGGTAATACTAGTGTGTAAGATGAAGAAACAGTTGTTGGAGATTTAATTCCAACGTATTGACCTCCTGTTGCATCTTCAAATCTAGCTTCATTTTGATTTACTAAATTTATTTGTGATAATTGTGAATTTATATCCGTAACATTTGTTCCATCAGAATATAATAATTTTATACCTTTATCAGTGGCTGCAAAAGTAGCACCTGTTCCTGAAGTTGTTTTAAACGTAACTTCAAAAGAACCTGATGTTGAATTTTTAACGGTATAAACTTTTTCAATACTATCTGGAATAATAACATTAACTGAAGAAGTTAAAGTTCCTGTTAAATTTAAAACAGCATTTTTACCATTAGATA